TTGATCCATGCAGGCGTCAGCCTCAACGATGTGTTCTACGGCGACGCCATGCTGCGCGAGTCGGCGCCGTTGTTCAAGGGCGTCCGCATCCGTCTTCTGTCCGACACCGAGCACTGGAAAGGCACTGCGGCCGATCTGCGTGAAGTGGTTGGTTGGGTGGATGAGGCGCGCTTCGTCGAGGGCGCCGCGCCGGATACCGGGCGTATCGATGGCACGTTGCGTTTGCCCGGTCTGCCGGAGCACACCCGCGCGCTCCTGGTCGATGCCATTGCCGCCGGCAAGCACGACCTGGCTGGCCTGTCGATCGACGCTCGGGCCAAGGGCTCGACGCGGTTGGTCGAGGGCAAGAAGGTGAAGGTGCCGAGCGCACTGACCCGGGTTGTTTCCGTCGATTTGATTGTCGAGCCGGGGGCCGGGGGCCGCCTGATTCGACTCGTTGAGTCTGCCCCCAACCCCAAAACCGAAGAAGGAGATCGCGATATGAAGTTGCGTGAAAAGATGTTGCGCCTGATCGAGGCGAAGAACCCGAAGAAGTACGCCCAGATCGATCCGGAGACGATCTCCGACGACGACCTGGAAACGGCCTACCGGGAATGTGTGGCCACCACGACGCCGAACGACGCAGCGGCTGCCCTGGCTGCGCTGCAGGCGCAGACCGAGCAGCACCTGCGCCTGATCGAGAGCCGCGCCACGGCACGGGCGACGATCGCTGCCAGCAACTTGCCGGCGGCGGCCAAGGATCGCCTGCAGCGCGATTTCGCGGTGCGCGAGAGTTTCGTCGACGGCGACGTGACCAAGGCGATCGATGAAGAGCGCCAGTACCTCGGCCGTATTTCCGAGTCCGGCCATGTCCGCCTGAGCGGCCTGCCGGATATCGAGGTCGCCGACCGCTCGGTTGCCATCGCCGACATGCTGGACGCGTTCTTCGACCGCGAGCACAAGAGCCACCGCGATGTGCAGTCGTTCCGCGAGTGCTACGTCGAGATCACCGGCGACCGCCGGGTCACCGGCCAGCTGCGCGACTGCGACATGAGCCGTCTGCGCGAATCGTTGGGTATGACGCTGCGCGAAGCGACCATCGACTCGACGACCTTCGCCCAGGTGCTGGGTGATTCGATCACGCGGCGTGCGTTGGCCGAATATCGTATCCAGAACCAGTACGATGCCTGGCGAAAGATTGTCGACGTGGTGCCGGTCAATGATTTCCGGATGCAACACCGCACTCGCTGGGGTGGCTTCGGTGACCTTCCGGACGTCCAGGAAGGTGCGGATTACCAAGATGGTGGCATCCCGGACGATGAAGAATCGACTTACAAGGCCGGCAAGAAGGGCCGTCTTGCATCGATCACGCTGGAAGCCATCAAGAACGACGACGTGGGCATCATCCGGAAGGTTCCGACCAAGCTGGCACGCTCGGCGAAGAGCACGCTTTCCAAGTTCGTGTTCGATTTCATCCGCCTCAACCCGGTGATTTACGACGGCAAGGCACTTTTCCACGTTGATCACGGCAACCTGGGCACCGCAGCGCTGTCCGCCGCCGCTTGGTCCGCCCGGCGCTTGGCCATGATGAAGCAGACGGAGGCCGGCTCCAACGAGCAGCTCTCCGTTGCCCCGCGTTTTTTGCTCGTCGCAGCGGATCTGGAGGAAGCCTCCTACGAACTGTTCAAGAATCGTGGTACCAGCAACGATCCGAACTTCGCCCAGTCGACGGCACCGACGGTCATCCCGGTCTGGTACTGGACGGACGCGAACGACTTCGCGGTTGCAGCCGACCCGATGGATATCCCGTCCATCGAAATCGGCTTCCTCGATGGCCGGGAAGAGCCGGAAATCTTCGTTCAGGATTCGCCGACCGTCGGCAGTCTGTTCGCCAGCGACAAGATCACCTACAAGATCCGCCACATCTATGGCGGCGCGGTGACCGACTATCGCGGCCTCGCGAAGAACGTGGTGGCTTAAGCGATGCGTGCCGATCTGCTGGGGTTGATGGAGGCGCTGGTGCGCGATGAGTCGTCTCGGCTACGTGCCGAGGACAAGGCGGCGGCGCTCGATCTGGCGATCTCCCGATACTCCAGCGATCGGCCGCGTCATGTTGTTGATGATGTCGTCAGCGCCGGCGGCGACACCCTGCCGCTGCCGGACGGCTGGGAGAGCGAAAGCGAGCTGGTGTCGATCGAGTACCCGATCGGCAACCGGCCGCCCTCGCTGCTCGATGCCTCGATTTACACGACGCCGGCTGACCGCCACCTACGCCTGGGCGACGCCTTGCCTTTTGGCGTCTCGGCACGGTGCACGTTCACCGCGCGGCACATCGTCGATGATGCGACCGATACCGTGCTGGTCTCCCATCGCGAGGGCGTTGCCGCTTATGCCGCGGCGTTGCTCCTGGAGCAGCTGGCGGCGGCGTCCATCAACGATGGCGACACGACAATCGCCGCCGACAGCACCGACCGGCGCACCAAGGCGCAGGAATACGCATCCCGGGCGCGGGCCCTGAAAACCCGCTACGCCGATGCCGTGGGCCTGGCCAGCGGAGGTTCGGCGCCGGCGGCAAGCGGTACCTCCGTTGCCTGGGCTGCCCGGCCGCGGATGACAAGGGGCATCCGCCGTGGCTGACGATACCTACCGCATTGGGTTCGGCAATCTTGCCCAGCTCGAGCAGGCGTTCGAGCGTGCGCCCGCGGTGGTCGCCGAGGAGATGAACCTGTTCTTCGCTCGCGTGCTGCCGCACCTGCAGGCCGAGGTGGTCGACCGAACGCCGACGGCCGAAGGGCACCTGCGCAACAGCGTGATCACGCGCAGCGAGGTCGGCCCGACGTCGATCCTGGGGCTGGTCGGTACGGCGATCGGCTACGCGCCGGCCGTCGAGAAAGGCGCTCGCCCTCACCCGGTGAGCGAGGCCGGGATCCTTGCGCTGGCCGAGTGGGCAAAGCGCAAGCTGCCCCTGGGGCAAGCCGTCTCTGCAAAGACCGGCCAGCCGCTGAAGGTGAAGGGGCTCGACGAGCTGGCGATGTCGGCCGCCCATGCCATTGCATGGAAGATCCGCCACCACGGCACGCCTGGTGCCGGAATGTTCGCCAAGGCCTTTGCCGCAAACCGCGGGCGCGTCCTGGGCGAGTACGAAAACAGCTGGCGCCGGATCGTGGCGCGCATCGGAGAGATCAAATGAAAGAGCACCTGGTCATACGGATGGCGATCGCCGCCATGCTGATGAGCGTGCCGGGCATCGGCCGCGTGCATGAGTACGAGCGGTACGCAAAGACGGACAAGGATTTTCGGGGGTTCTACGCTGACGTCGGCGATAGCCTCCATGGCTGGCACATCCGTCGCGTCGGCCGGGTTGAGGAAGGCAATTTCAACCTGGTGAAGACGAAATGGGAGATCCGCGGCTTCCGGGCTCTCAATGACGACCAGGCGAGCGAGCTGGAATTCGACAACCTTGTCGACGACATCCTGGCCGCCTTCCGCGCCGACCCGACGCTGGGCAATGTCGTGCAATGGCCGGCACCGGAAGCCGAACAAGTGCCGACGGTGACCGATTCGGGACCTGCGATGTTTGGCGGCGTGCTATGCCACTGCGTCAAACTGCAGCTCGTTACCGAGCACACGATCGATAACGCTCCGAAATCCTGGAGCTAAGGAGATAGCATGGAACTGATGCATGGCCTGAAAACGGGCGAAAACACCGTATTTCTGCCTGTTGCCGTCGATGGCGAAGGTCGCCTGGTTGTTGCCGTTGCCGCTGACAGCCTCGGCGTTGCTGCGACCGGCGTTGCGCCGGCCGCTGGCGCCAGCGGATTGATCGGGTGGCTGTCATCGATCGTCAGCACATTGCGCGCCGCGCTGACCGTGCAAGGCAGCACTCGCACTTGCCTCGGGCGCGAAGTGCTGCCTGTCACGACCGGCGCCGTTGCAACCCTGCAGAGCATTCCGGCCGGGGCTGTCGCTGCCTTCATCCAGGCCGATGGCAACACCGTGCGACTGACGCTCGATGGCGGGACAAACCCGACGGCTGCAATCGGCACTCGCCTCGACGACGGGGTTATTTTTCCGGTCGACACGCCCCTGGCCAGCGTCAAGCTGATCGCTCAATCCGGCGCCTGTAACGTGCAGGTGTCGTACTTCAACAAGCCCTGATGCGTCGCCCGCTTGATCGCGCTCGCATCCTGCGGCGCACTGATGACCAGCCGACGCTGCCGGCTCGGGTCAAGCGCATCATGCGCAAATACAGTGCGACGATGCTGCTGCCGGGGCCGGTGGTGCCGATCCTTGGTCCGGAGCGTGTCGCTGGTAGCTGGTCTACGCCGGCCGGCTACGACAACACGACTGTCGGCAACGGGGCATCCGTCACCGTTACGGCCGGCACCGCTGTTGGTGCTCGGGCCGCCGTCGCGTTGCAGCCGCTGGACGTCGGCAAGACTTATCGAGTTACGGCGCGCTGCTTGTCGCAGACGGCGACGACTGGTTTTTATGTCAGAGAGGGATCGGTTCCCGGTAACGGAACAACCGTCCTGAGTTCTCCGGGTCTTGCTGCTGGCGGCTTCTATGAAGCCACATTCACGGCGACGAGGACTGATTACAACGTGCTGACATCGGCCAATGTGGCGGCCAGCTATGCTTTCTCGGACATCTCAGCCCGCGAAATCCTTGGCTACCAGAACACCTACAGCAGCTTCGTAGCTGGGAACTACCGGGAGTCTACGGGCCAGAACCTTGCCGCCGTCGATCAGCAGGTAGGTCTGGTGATCGATGCCGGACAGCAGCCGGGTTCGGAGCTTGTATTGAACGGGGGGTTCGATACCGCCGCCGTCTGGCAATCCATGCCGTCCGCCGGTTCTGCTGTCGTTGCTGGCGGCGTCCTAACTGTCACCCGAACTACAGAGTTCATTGCGTCGGCCCAGCCGATCAATTTCGTCGCAGGAAAGCTCTATGACATCAATTTCTCCGGGAAACTAGTGTCTGGAAGCTCCGCGCTAACTATCGCGCTGCGCATTGGCGGCAACATTACCGGGGCTGTTCGCCTTCAGCATTCTGTTGCCGGTTCTCCGTCGATGACCGGCTATTCGATCAAGTATTTCTGTGCAAACACGGAAACCCTATGGCTGCAGGCGGGGGCCGGAAATGCGCCCGGCGTTGTTGAATTCGACAACATTTCCGTCCGCGAACTCCCCGGCATTAACGCATCGCAGGCAACAAGCGGCTTCCAGCCTTATCTGCGCAAGGTTCCAAAGACGCTCGGTCCTAACCTCGTGTCGAATGGCGATTTCGCAAATGGACTAGCTGGGTGGTCGCTGTATGGTTCGGCGACCGGCCAAGTTGTGAATGGAGAAGCTGAAGTTATCGCGGCGGCGACGAACTCGCGTCTTGAAAGGAATATCCCCGGCATCGCCGTTGGAAAGGAATATTGGGCATCGGCATCAATTCGAGGCTCCGGTCAGGCAACGTCGCTGACGGTGATTCGTGGGGCTGCTGGCAACTACGGCACCATCGCAACATCTGGGTCTACCGCAACATCTCGAAAGGCAGAATTCGGCTTCGTCGCGACTGGGGCTGATGCAATCGTCCAGTTTCTCCCGTCGACCGGCACCGGGGTTGGAACCGGTTACGTCGATGATGTTGCCGTTTGCGAAGTCCTCGAATGGACGTATGCGTGGCAGTTCGAAGGAACGGACGACCGGTTGTCGTTGTCTGCGGTGCCGTTCCAGATGTCGGATGACCACTTTGTTGTTGTTGGTGCGCGTCAAACTGGCGCAGGAGTTCGGTGTTTGTTCGGACAGGGGACGGCCAATGCGACAGCGAATCAGCCGTTCTTTGGGTTTAATTCCCTCAATGAACTTAACGTTTACGTTAGGAACGACGCCGGACTCTCCCAGCAGATTAAGGGGCCTGCCATAGCTGCTAACGTAATCGGTGTTTACTCCTACTTGAGGCGTGCCACCGGAGCGCTGACGAAAATCAAGGTTGATGGTGTTGACGTGGTTTCATCAAGCGCGTCTCTCCCTACTTCGGTGGCGTCTTCTGCTGGGGTTGGATCAAATATGCGCCCGACCCCTGCAGAGCATTTCAATGGTCATATCCATTGCGTCATTCTCGGCAAAGGCGCGATCACCGATGCCGAACTGCTGGTCCTGGAAAAGTTCGCTGCTAGTCTGCAGGGGAGGAGCCTGTAATGCCGCGCATCAAGCTGACCGTTCCGCCGGAAGTGCTGCACACCGCCAAGCTGGCATCGCAAGCGATGGACCCGGATGTCGGCGGGTTCAACGCCTTCGAGGCTCCTGACGAGGTGACGGGCCTCTACAGCTACACCGTGGATGTGAGTGATGGGTATCTCACAGCCTTCCAGGCCTTCATGCTGTTGCCTGGACTACTGCGCGACTCGATTGCCCGCGACTTCGAACGCCGGTTCCCGGATACAGATCCCCCAACACTGGACGACTGCGCAGCCTTCGTCGAGCAGCTGCAGCTCGAGGTGATCGAGTGCTTGTCGTGATCATCGCCGGCATTCTGCTGCTGGGCGCGGATGGGATCTGGTGATGGAGAGCCACCTAGTGGCCTTCCTTGCCGGCTTCGCCGTTTGTGCGCTCGGCATCGGCGTGGCGCTGGTGTTTGACATCACTCTCAGCCGACTGGCAACCTGGTGTCGCCGCCGCTAACCGCGAAATGTTGATCCGCCCAGCCAGCTTGGTAGTGGCGGCGACTCAATTTCGCCTTCTAGCCTGTCTCGTTCGGCGGTAAGGACGGCTCGGTCTTGATCTGGCAGGTTGGCGCTCAGACGCGCCTTGATGACTCTCACGTACTCCGGGTACAGCTCTGGCTTCGCTGAGCGGATGACTAGCAGCAGGGATTTCGTGTCGGGCAGCATGATTGGCTCCTGGTTTGGGTGCTGAATTTTGGCATCACGACCTGCTCTCCGTACTCCTACCCCCTGCGAATTCGATAAGCGGGATGAAAAACTGGTGGCGTCCATTTCAAGGAGGTCACCACCATGCTCAAGAAAACCGTCATCCTGGCGGGTACGCCGTACTTTTCGCCGGTCGGCATCAATGCCTTTAAAGACATGGGCAATACGACCAAGGCGACGATTACCCACAACATCAAGGAAGTCCTCGTCGAGAACGGCCAGGGTGGCGGTGGCAACGACGACAAATTCGCCCGCGTCGAGTCGATCAAGATCTCGCTTGATTTCCGGCGGGTTTCGGTCGAAGTGCTCGAGATCGGTTTCGGTGGCCCTGCCGCGGTGATCGCTACCGGTGCTGTCGCTGCTGAAAAGCACACCGTCAAGGCGCTGGGCGCACTGATCATGCTCGATCACATGCAGGACATGTCCATCCCGCTGGTGGTGACCCCGGATGTCGGCGGCGATCCCTATGAGCCGGGCGTCGATTACATCCGCAAGCGGACCGGCATCGAAGTGCTCGAAACCGGCGCGATCGGTGTCGATGATGTGCTTTCATGCGCTTACACAAAGGCGAAGCACTTGCGCGTCCAGGCAATGCTCAACACTGCCACCGAGCGCGCGTTTATGTTCGATGGCATCAACGAGAAAAGCGCTGCACTCTGGACCGAGCTTTTCCACCGCGTTGCCTGGTCGCCGGCCAAATCCTTTGAGCTCGTCGGCGGCGATCAGTTCGCCAACTTCCAGCTCGAGGGCGATGTGCTGGCGTGGGACGGCATCACCGATCCGGCCAAGAGCAAGCTGTACGAGCTGATCGTCGGTGAGTTGCTGTGATGCGGGTAATCCGGGAAATCAAGCTCGGCGATCGGATTGTGCTGGTCCGCGAGCTGACCGTTGACGAACTGCGCGCATGGCTGAGTGGTCATCAGGGTGAAGTCGACCTGGTCGACACGCTGTTCGAAGACATGGATCTGTCGCTGGCGGATTTCCCTGCTTTTTCTGACCTATCTGCAGCCGAGGTCGGCAGCTACGCACCGTCGCAACTTGAGTCCGTCGCCAATCTGATCCGCGAGGTCAATCAGCATTTTTTCGTGATTTGGCAGCGTCGTCTGGCACTGGTTCGACAGAACATGACGGAGTTGCCGACCTCTCACGCACCGTCGCTTGCTTGATTCGTTGTCATGGCCATGCGAATGCATGGTCGTACCCGTGGTCGGTGTTCTGCGATGCGGTGGATGAAGTTAATGCAGCGAGCCAGTGATTCAGCGGCCGTGCAGCGTCCAGGTAATTGCGCTGCCGGCCAATCGCCAGAGCAAAACGAGCAACAGCAGGCCGGCGGTAATAACCGGCTTTTCACTGTCGGTGAACTGGCCGATGCCGAAGCAGATGACCAGGCCAGTGACGAGAAGGATGTTCTGTTGCGTACGCATGCCATGAGTGTAGCCCATGTCTGAAAAACTGTCGCTTGGGATTGAAATCACCGCTGATGCCAGCAAGGTGCTCGGTGGATTGCGAGTCACGCAAAAGGCGTTGCTCGATACCTATGCCGGCGCAAAGGGTGAAGTCGCTGCGCTCAATGAAAAGCTGACGCAGTCTCGGGCGCGTGCCGCTGAGTTGGCGAGGGGGCTGACAGCAAGCGGCCCGCCAACCAAGGCCATGGTGGCGGAATTTGAGCGTGCCAGGGCGGCGGTGAATGCGGCGAAGGATGCTGTACTGACCAAGACCCAGGCGCTGCAGAAGGCGCGCCTGGCCGCGCGTGAAAATGCGGAGGCAATGGCTCAGGTCACTAGGCAGGCGCAGGCGGCCGCCCAGGCAGAAGCCCTGGCGGCCAGCGCGCGTGCCTCGGCGGCATCGGTTGCCGCCCGGAATGCGACAATCGGTGGCTCGATGAGCGCCCTTGGCTTGCGGGGTAGCACAGCGATCCGGCAAGAGATTGCTGATGTGAATCGTGCGCTTGCCAGCCTCCGTGCGAATGGTGCTGCGGCACAAGACATTGCACGCGCCACTGAGCAGGCTCGCATCAGGGTTGCTGCTCTGCGCAGTGAGTTGGCGGGCGCCGGTCAATCCGCGGCCGGTGTGCAAGGTAGTTTTGCTGGCGCCGCCCATCGCATGGCAGCAATGGCTGCGGCGGCAATTTCGACTCAGCAAGCGATTCAGTTTCTCCGCGAGTCAGTCAATACGGGCATCAAGTTCGACAGCCTCAAAACCCAGTTTACATTCGCCAATGGCGGTGATGTTCGGCGAGGCGCCGAGGAAATGGATTTTGCCCGACGCCTCTCCGAGCAACTCGGCCTGGAGCTTGTGGGTACCAGTAAGGCTTATGCCAAGCTGCAGGCGGCGGCGAAGGGGTCGGCACTCGAGGGTAAGGCAACTCAGGATATTTTTCGGGCGGTGGCATCTGCGGGTGCGGTGATGGGATTGTCGGCCGACGAGCAGGCCGGAGCGCTGCTGGCGATCTCGCAGATGATGTCCAAAGGTACCGTGATGGCCGAAGAGCTGAAGGGCCAGCTCGGAGAGCGGCTACCTGGCGCTTTCAATATTGCAGCCAAGGCAATGGGGGTTACCACTGCAGAGTTGCAGAAAATGATGGAGGCCGGCGGGGTGATTACTGCCGACTTCCTACCGAAGTTCGCAGCCGCCCTGCAGGAATCGGTGAACGGTTCGTTGCCAGCTGCCGAGGCATCGGCCCGCGCTCAATTGCAGCGGCTGGAAAACGCTTTCACGGAATTCAAGTTGCGGATCGCAAACTCGGGTCTGCTCGACAAGGTTGCGGAGCAGCTTGAACGGTTGCTTGAACATATCGGCAACATGGCGGACTCGGGCGAACTGGATCAGATGGCCGAGACGTTCGCGAACACCTTTGGCGCGGTCATCCAGTTCATGGCCGACGCGACCATCATGGCCGGCCGGTTTTCTGATGCTCTTGGTACGCTAGCGCAGGCGATTGCCGCAATTGTTGTCGGCGGCCGTGCGCTAGCGCTTCTGGGTGGTTCTGCGGCTGGCGTGGCTGCTGTAGGTGCTGCAGCCACAGGTGCGGCAGCGGGATTTTCTGCGGCTGGTGCAGCGGCAGCCGCCGCGCGGGTTCCTGTCGGTTTGCTGGCGGCGGCGATGCGACTCATCCCAGGGTTGGCGGTTGGCGCCGCGCTGCTGTACGGCATCGATAAGCTGGTCGAGTGGGGGGCAGCGGCTGGCGAGGCGCGTACTAAAGCTGAAGCGCTGGAGGGGCAGTTAAACACACTGATCGCGGAAAACGACAAGTACGCCAGCGCCGCAATGCGCGATGCTGCCGGCCTGAGAGAATTTGGTGACGAAGCCTATGCTGCATACCAGAAGGCCATCGAGGGTGCGCGCGACTATGCTGCAGCCCAGGTGGTAAAGCTGTCACAAGACAATTCCGATGGCCGTTTTGACCGAGAGATTGCTTTCTATCGTGATCAGGCGGCGGCCTATAACGAGTATCTCGATACTTTCATCGCTGGCGAACGCCTGCGCCGGGATCATCTTCGTTTGACCGGGCGGATCGTTGAAATGGAGGCCTCCCGCGAAAAGTTGGCGACGGGCGAGGTGAAGCAGACGCGCAAAGAGTCGCTGGATGCTCAGATCAAGGATTACGAGAAGCTGGTCGATGCGATTCGGAAGGCTCGCGAGGAGGCGCAGAAAGAGGTCGTCGACGCCAAGAAACGCGCTGAGGATTTTCGCTCGAAGGGTACGGATCAGAAGATGGCGGCGCAGGACAAGGCCGCGCAGATTCGAGAAGGCAGTTTGCCCGAGGCGCAGCGTCAGCGGAATGACCGGCAGCGAGCAATGGACGCGCAATCAGATGGCGCCTACTACGCTGCGGCAGCGGCAGTGGCGCAACTCGATGGTCGGGGTGAGCAGTTCCAAAAATACGCCAGAGATGCTGAGAAGTTTCTCGAGCGCGCCATGCGGTTTGCCGAGGCGGCCAAGGATGCAGATCTCGTCGAGGCGATTGGCAAGCAACAGGAAGGGCTTCAGAAGACCAACGCCAAGGCCGAGGACAAGCGTGCGGCCGACGCCGAGCAGCAGGCGGCAAACTTGATGGGGCAACTCAACCAGGTTCAGGGAAAACTGACGGAAATGAAAGGCGAAGCTGCAACCCTCCAGATCAATGCAGAAATCGCCGACGCAATGAATAAGCTGGCGCAGGTTGAAACGAAGATTGCGGCGCTACCCGACAGCAAGACCATCACGGTTAATCTTGTTGAAGTTGGTGGAACCTCTGGCGCAGCCAAGCCGGCGGCGATTCCTGCCCGCGCGTATGGTGGTCCTTTGCCTGGTAGTGCGCCCCACGACCGTGCTGACAACATGCTGTACTGGGGTACGCCGGGTGAGTGGGTGATTCAGCGGCCCGCGGTGCGCTACTGGGGCTCTGAGTTCATCGCATCGATTAACGCGATGCGCATGCCCAAGTTTGCCTTCGGTGGCCAACTTGGCGGCGCCGCAGGCCGCCTGAAGGTGCCTAGCATTTTGCCGTCCGCATCAGTGACGACCGGTGCTGGCGAATCTGCGGTGTTTGACCTGGGGGCTCTGGGCAAAGTGCGCGCACGCACGTCGCCTTCGACATCTTCCGATGTTGCGGCTGTGCTCAAGCGTGCCGCTCTGCAGTACGGAAGGGATTGAGATGGGCGCCCCGACATTGATCATCGCCGGCCTCGAGCTGCCGCAGGAGTCGCGCCTTGAGTACCGCCAGACTTTCGAGCTGCTGGACGCAGGCGGCACGTCGCGGCGAATGGCCAACGGTGCGCTGTTCACGATGCGCCGCTGGCGCAAGTATCGGACCACGATTTCGGGTGGCGGCTGGATCCCGGCACCGCTGCTTGCGCTGCCGCTGAACGCGCCGTTCGAGGTGCATGCGGTCGGCGCGTTGGCCTTGCGCATGGGCGAGTCGCTGCCTGCCGGCTGGCGTGAGCGCGAGGACTGGCCAGCGATCGAGCGCACCGACCGCCGCGGCCTCACCGTGCGCATGGTCTTTCCGATTTTGACAGTCAAGGCTCCCCTGGGCGCCCGCTATGTGGTCGGCGGCGCGAATCCCCAGTGGGAGCTGGTTTGCGAGGAGGCTTGACGTGAGTCTGTTGCATGGAATGGTCAGCACCGCCGAAGATGACGGTGACGAGAATGCGGTTCAGGGCTCCCACTGGAATGCTCCCCATGTCTATGGGCCCGGCGAGGTGCTACTCGCCGGCGCCGCCACGATTTATTACGAAGCGATCGGCAATACCCTGTCGATGATCAGCAACACCTCGCGGATTCTTGGCGTTACGCCTGGCGAGACCTGGCCGATGTCGATTGAGTTCGATGTGTCGGATATACCGCTGGCCTATAACTGCGAAGCGCAAACGCTTGCAGCGATCAGTGTGGTCGGCGCACAGCCGGCTGGCCACGTCGCCGAGGTTTTTGGGAACGCCGCCCCGATCATGGTGTTGATGAACACCGACACTGGCCCAATCGATCGATTTGCGAACAGCGCAACGATCTTTCTCCAGCTGTTCGTTGAGGTTGTCCGTCAAGCGCAGGAGTCTTGAGTGGCTGCGTTTTCCGCTTTGGCCTTTTCGCCTGCTGCGTTTTCAACCGGCGGCGGCGGTGGCGACGTCCGTATTTACACGGCGGCGCTGGCGGTGGATGTCGTTGTGTCGGATGCGACTGTCTTCGAGTCGTCGGTAGGCGATGTCCAATGGTCGCTACGGGTGCGGATCGGTGACTTCGACTTCAGCGACCGACTGGTCGGCGAGACGCGCATCGAGGCTGCAGAGGACGCCGCCCGGATAGCTACCCTTGACCTCGTCCTTGAGTCGGCTGCCGAGCTGAGCATTATTGCCGGCGCGCCGATCACGATCGATGTGCTGATCAATGGCGGTGGTTACCTGGCGGCGCGCCGTCGGCTGACGGGCGTCGTCGAAACCTGGCCGCTCGACCTGGCCAGCCGTACCGTCAGCATTACGGCCCGGGACGATTATCAGGGGCGGATCAAGGCCTGTGACTCTGCGGATGCGGTGCGGGCGTTGTTCCTGGGCATGGAGATCGTATCGTCCAAGCTGATTGAATGGTCGGCCTCCGAGCCCGACCCGATGACGTATTTCAAGGCTGCGCTGGCGACGGTGCCGGGCTGTACATTCATCGACGGTAGCGGCCAGTGGCAGGCTCGGCGCTGGTCGAATGCAGCGCCAGCGCGCACTTACGGGGCCGGCGACATGTTCGATCCAGGCCCGCGTTATGTGCCGACGGATCGGTCATCGCTGCCGGCGCGCATCATCGCAAAGCTGACGCACACGTTCCCCCGGCTACACAACGTTGAACTGGCGCTGACCTACACCCAGCCGCCCTATCACGACTACGTGATCAAGGGCATTCTGGAGCCGGAAAAAGCAATGATCATGTCGGCGCTCAATTCGCTCGACGGCTGGGTCGTGAAGGGCAATCCGGTGCTGACGACGCCGCCGACCGGCAACTGGCCGGTCAGTGTCGGTGGTGGCAATGCCTACTACAGCTTGTCGCATGAGCGGGCGCAGTTCCTGGTCGATCAGATGTCGGCGGTCGTCTATCGGCGCTGGTACCAGGATGTGATCCGGTCGTACTCGGTCACCATCGACATGGGCGGCCTGAGCGGGCGCGATGAAATCGTGGCGCGAGAAATCCGGACGACGTTCGATGCGGGCGCATGGGAGTCTGGCCAGCGTTCGGAGCCGCCGCTTGGGGTTTATGCGGCCAACCCTCCGCCCGGCCTTGAGGATGCCGAGGAGCTGAGCGGCTACGAAGCCCTCCAGGCGCCTTGGCCGCCGGCGAACTCGGCGGTGGACCACTTTGGCGACATGACGCCGGCTGATATTGATCTTGCCGCCCGCCAGGTGGTCGCCGAGGCGACGCGGTTGGCCGCGGCCGCCAGGCGCAAGCAGCAACTGGTCATCGAGCGGCCAGTGGATCTTCGTCTCGACATCGCCGCGACGGCGGCGGTCGAGGCGCACGGTGCCGCCGGGGTTGGCCAAGTGGCCGCGTGGGTCGAGGTGTTCGATCATGAGGCCGGCAGTTGTGTCGGGGAGTACTCATTCGCTTGTGCTGCCGGAAACGCTGAGCAGACCGGGTTTTCGTTGGCGATGGCGATCCCGCCGCCCGACGTCGCTCATGCATTCGAGCCGCCAACGTTGAGCACGCACATCGGCGGCGATACGGAGACGCCATCGGTCTGGATCAACCCGGATACGCTTTGCGGCTACCTCTGCAACACGCTGCCGACGTCGGATCATTACGACGCGAGCCGCCCGCGCTACGAAACTCAATTCCGCTTCGTTCTGCCGCCGATTGGTGCGGTGCTGCGCGATCCGTATGAGCAGTCCGTCGAGTTGGCAGCGACGATCAGCATCGCCGGCAGCGGCGTGACGTTCGATTTTTAGGAGGTGGCATGTTCCGTTTTTACAGCGATCCAGCGATGACCACACCGATCAACGTCACCATGCTGGCTGCCATGCTCGGCGCTGCGGGCAATACGCCGATCACTGCTGTGGTTTACTTCGGCAGCGTCGAGCCTGGCCGACGAGCGACCGCTTTGGACGGTGGCGATATTGTGGTGTCGGTGAGCGTTACCAGCGGTGACGTTGGCGCCGCCTCGGTACGGCTGGCCGGTAGCGAAAGCGGGCTGGCTGCGGCGACGCCGGGCGATCCGCTGGCGATTGGCGTGGCGCTGGAGAGTAAGACCTGTGTGCCGGTCTGGATTGATCTCGATCCTGCTGCTGTCATTGCGGGCCAGGCCGGCGCCTTCAGTGTTTCGACCAACCCTTTGCGAGATGCGCCCCATGTCTAGCGGTAAGGATTTGACCGATTCGCTTGATGCGCTGAGCCGGCAGGCGCGACATCCTCGCTACGGCGAGCGGCCGCCGGCGCGCGGCGAGGCGCCGCGTGTCGCGGTATCCGGATCGCCGCCAGGCGGTGGCGGGAAATCCTCCGCGGCCGGCGATCTCACCGAGCTCGATGCGGCGACGCGAGAGTATTACGCGGATGGGTGGCGGACGACCGACGGCATTTTCGTGTTTCCGGCGATCAAGCGGCTGCGACTCTACGACGACAATGGCAATGAGCGCGTGATTGCGTTCGACGAGCCATGATCGAGTTCGGCGGGTTCAAGTGCGGCTGGCCGTGGGGGGGCTTGTATCGGCGCTCGACGGACAAAATCACTACGCCGGCCGGTGGTGATATTGAACGGCCAACGGGTAGTGTCTGGCCGTTCAATGGCGATTGCTATTTGATCCAGTTGCCGGGTTTGCCCAACCCGATCACGACCCCTGCCGAGGCTGCGGCCGGCCAGACTTGGCGCAATTATGGGCTGATCAGCGGGGGAACAATTTACGGCCATGATCTCGCAAGCAACGTCTATCTCTACATCGATCCACAGGGCGATGCCTGGTCGATTTTATTGCCGTTTTCTGGATCGCGGACGGGCGGACAGTTCAGCGTTGAGGTGTGGGCACGGCGCTTTGGCCGAGTCATGCCTGCGTCGACGCCAGGCGAAGCTCCTTCGCAGCGCTGGTCTGGATCAGTGGGGTTTTCGATCAACTCAGCCGGGCCGGCCGATGTGAATACGGATGCCGGGTTTCACGTCCTGGATGTTGCAAAAAACGGCCGCCGCGTGCTGTTTGGTGGCTGGCGCTACTATTCCGGCATCGGCATGGATTCGCTGTCGCCGAGGCGGTATTACGCGATCGCCGAGCTGGTCATCGATGGGACGCCTGGCGTCGATCTGGATTGCAGCATCACGCTCCTGGCCGATGAGTCATCGGAGGTGTGGGACACCCTCGGCACGCTGGTCGATGAGCATCCGTGGATCGGTGCCAGTTGGGTTGCGTCGCCGGTCACGCCGACCTCGGCGCCTCCGGCTTATGCTGACCGTTTGCCCGAGACCTTGAGCGACTGGGATGGGTTCGAAGTTGGCGCTGTCTGGTCAGAGCAGGATCAAGGATGGTTCGCCGAGCTTGAGGTGACGCCCGTGTGGGGCGCCGATCGCGATGCCCTGTACACGACCTCGTTCGGCATGGTCCCAGACAGCAGCGCCGAAGAGGGCAACGGCCCGGTATTCTCCTGGCGCAAAGAGTGGATCGCCGGCGCGCGTTATGAGGGTGGGCTGCCGAAGGTGATCAGATGCGTCGATGTCAGGCGCACCCATGGCACCACTGGCTCGCTGCTAACGCTGCCTGGCCCTGTGACCATTCCCGTCAGCTCGTGGCACACACCGAACGGCGCGTTGGCAGTGTCCTATTCTCTGACCTGGGCGATCGATCACAGCCTGCAGGTGTTTTCAGGCGGCGCACTCATCGATGAGCGTATCTTCGACAGCCAGGGCGAGGCGACGGTCACTCGCGTTTTTCGTGGCGACAAGACGGCCACCGCAGAGATCACGACGCAGGCGAACGGTGCGACCAATAGCTACATGATCGATTATGGGCCGACATACTCACAGGTCGCCCAGGCGTGGTATGCCAGCACGGTCGACGGCGTCAGTGTGGCTTTGCTGACCGGTCATTGCCGCCGACTCTCGAATGCGGTCTATACGACGCATTCAACTGCATACGATCACAGCTACCGTGGCAAGTACGTCGGCGGTGTAAATCAGCCCAGCCCGGTGCAAGGTTTCATCATCGGCCCAGCGATCGGCGCGATCGGCAGGGACGATCAGATCCACGTTTACCCAGATCGCCGTACAACAGGTTTGCCGGATCGCGCGACCGAGCATCCGATTACAGGTCAGGTCGTCAGAGATTCGTCCGTGGTCTGCTGGGTTTAACGCTGCGAAAATTCTTTTATTGCTGTGAAAATCGCAAGGCTTTCATTTATCTCGCACATCGCTTTTATTTATCTCGCGCCCTTACAGGAGCCAACCATGTCCTCACAACTTGCCCTGATCAAGGCCATCCGCAGCGGCCAGCTGGCCGCGGTGCGCCAGGCGCTCGACGCCGGCGAGCCGGTCGACGCCGACGACGGCCAGGGCGAACCCGGCCTGGCCCTGGGCATGGCCTGCTTCATGGGCCACGCCGAGATCGTCCGCGAGCTGGTCCAGCGCGGCGCGCGGGTCAATCTCGACGACAACCGCCTGCCGACCTCGCCGCTGAACATGGCGATCCGCGGCAAGCGCACCGAGGTCGTGCGCACGCTGCTCGAACTCGGCGCCGACCTGCCGCCGGACCTGCCCTGCGGCCTGACCGAGAACGAAATCATGATCGCCCGCTGGAAAGCCCAGCGCGACGGCCTGGCCCCGGCGGTCGAACTGGACCCGGCGGCGCTGCCGCAAATCGAGGAAATCGACATGGTCGCCTGCAAGGGCACCGACACGCTGGTGCTCGAGTCGGATGCGCTGCGCCTGGCGCGCGACATGCGCTGA